CTTGTCTTTGCTGTCTATCTTGAGGGTGGATTAGCCGACTATAAAGAGTGGGAATTTAAAGTCAAAGAGATGGAAGCTAAAATGGCTCAAGCTGAAGCACAATCAGCTAATAAGAACATAGAGATACAAGAAAAAATCGTAGAAAAGACTAAGGTTATCCGTGAAAAGGGTAAAGACATTATCCAATACATTGATAAAGAAGTAATCAAAAAAGAAGAAGTTATCAAGTACATTGAAAACTGCCCAGTACCTAAAGATGTGATTGACACGTTAAATAAAGCCGCTAGCATGGGAGATAAGAAATGAAGTATCTCTTAATCATTTTATTATTAGTAGGATGTTCAACAGTAGTTCCAGTTAAACAAAAGTTCCCCAATGCTACACCTGAACTAATGAAGAAATGTGAAAGTCTTAAAAAGATTGAGGGAGATAAAGTAGCAATTACAGACATGTTGAAAGTCATTGTACAGAACTATTCACTATACTATGAATGTTCGACCAAAGTAGATGGATGGCAAGATTGGTATAACGAACAGAAAAAGATATTTGATAGTGTAAAATAATAGCATATTATGAAGTATTTTATATTATTGAGTGTATTATTAGCTGGTTGCGCCACTAACAATGATTTTGAGTTGTACTTAGAAGCACAGAAAGCTATCAGCAGAGATGCTACAATGAGCGAAGCCGCACGTATTAGTGTACTGATTGACTTGACAAAGAGTTCAGACAATCAAGTCAAAATGGAAGCAATACGTGCATTGCAAGAGATACAGCGTAGTAAAACCCCTATAGTTATTGAAGCCCCAAAGAAGAATTGGCTCGGCCTTTGATAAATACATTATAGTCTAGGAATTATAATGACACAAAAAGTTATCAAAGCAAGCAAAATACCAAAAGAAACTTCAGTAGATATTTCCAACTCTGTTCAAGTTGTTGAAGCTATTCCGGTAGTCCCTGCCTTGTCATTTGTTAGTAGTGAAGGCCCATACGGATCACAAGAATATATTAATGTTGGAGCCACTCCAAACGATGGCTTAGGCGATCCATTACGTACAGCTTTTGGTAAGATCAATAATAACTTTAGTAATTTATTCCTAACAACAGTTAATACAACATCAACATATACTACTGGATTAACAGCTAACCAAGTTATCTATGAATATCCAGCTAATGCATTTACACAGGGTGTATTTCAAATTCGTTCAAGTAATCCGGCCAATAGTGATAGCCAAGACATTACAATATCAGCACAGATTACAAACAGTAACGCATCTATCAAGTTTACAGGATATGGACTAACCTTTTCAGGCAGTGCAGTTACCAATTACAACATGGATGTAAATAGCGGAAATATCAGAATTCTAGCTAACCCGATTGCTAATGCAAACATAACACATTTTGTTGCATCTCAAGTAACGTTCAACAGCAATATTTAATATGAGAGCAAAAGAATTTATCAGTGAAGGTAAAACAGGATCAATCACACGTGATGTAGGATTGGCATTACCCGGTGCTTTTAAAATTCCTGCACTTAAGAACCAAGACCCTTATTTACAATATCGCTTTGGTGTAGCAATTGCAGGTGCTAAAGGAGCTCAACAACGTGCTAAAGATGGTGTCCCTGAATTTGATGGTAAAGAATCTGTATTTGGTGAAAATGAAATCATAGTAAGTTATGATCCTCATGTAGCAGATTACATACATGATGCATTACGTTCTATGGGTATGCCACCTAGTGATGCAAAGCAGATTGGTTCAATGGCTAGCGAAGAAGCACCTGATGTAGATAAAACTAGCCCGGTTAAGGCTTTCAAAGGATATAAAAGAAAATGAGAGCAACTGAATTCATAATTGAAGGCGAAGGCAAGATGCATCACCATCATAGTCAAGCTACACAGGGTGTTTACAAAAGCCGTGACATTGGTGGATATGATCGTATATATCATTTGAATCGTTTAATGATGGCTATGAGTATGGCTGACGGTAAGAGTAAAGATGCAGTAGAAATGGATAATGCTAGCTTTGCTGAAAAATATAACACTGTTCATCCATATACTGAAGAAGAACATAATATGTTTGTTTCAGCTACAAAAACTATACCCACAGATAAAAAAAATGTTGTACCTTATAGTAAATCACAAGAACCAGATGACACTAATACTACAAGCTTAGTTAAACCTTTTAAAGGCTACAAGAGAAAATAATTCCACTGATAATTTTGAGAATAAGTAATTATATCAAATTACAGGAATCTCAATGATTGATATCAATAATACACTTGATTTGCTCAAGTTAAAGTTCTATAACGAATGGCTATACACAGCACATATCTATGATGAAGGTGATAGTCAGATGCATGAAAGTCTGACTACTCAAGTTGTTACACAATACATAGACCCACTCAATTTACCAAAAAATGCTAAAATTTTAGATTTAGGTTGTGGACCTGGTTATTTCTTAGATGGTATGAAATCACGTGGATACACTGATGTAACTGGTGTAACATTAAGTCCCGGCGATATACAAATCTGTGAAAATAAAGGTCATATTATTAAAAAGTATGATTTGAGTTTCTTGCCACAGAAAGATGGATATTATGATGAAAGTGTAGACTTTATCTTTTTACGTCATGCATTAGAACATAGTCCATATCCTATCTTTAGTTTAATGGAATATAATCGTATATTAAAGCAAGGCGGCAAAATTTACATTGAAGTTCCTGCTCCAGATTGTGATCGTAAGCATGAATGGAATCTAAATCATTATAGTATTCTAGGTCAAAATCAACTGGCCGCACTATTAGCACGTTGTGGATTTGACATTAATGTTTTCAACAATTTAGAATTTACTATTGAGGGTAAAAATGAGAACGGTGAAGATTTTAATGCAAAAGAAGTATTTTACTGTATAGTTGCAACCAAACAGCGACCATTAGATATTAAATAAGAAAAACGGCTATGCCGTTTTTTTATGGATATAAATACTCACTATGAGTAATACACCTTCACTAGTAAAGAATCCGTACACTAAAACAGTTTTTAAAACTGATAAAGAACTACAGGATTTTATTAAATGCTGTGATCCAGATACAGGTTATCTATACTTTATGGATAACTTTTTTATGATACAACACCCCACAAAGGGTAGTATGGTCTATCATCCTTGGGCTTATCAAAAACGATTGATTGAAACATATCACAACTATCGTTATAGTATCAGTCTGATGCCTCGGCAATCAGGTAAATCAACATCAGCCGCTGGATACTTACTATGGTACGCAATGTTTTGTCCTGACAGTACTATCTTAGTTGCGGCACACAAGTACACAGGTGCTCAGGAGATCATGCAACGTATCCGTTACGCATATGAAAATTGTCCCGATCATATTAAAGCAGGTGTAACAACATACAATAAAGGCTCATTAGACTTTGAGAATGGTAGTCGTATCGTTAGTGCAACAACTACTGAAAATACAGGTCGTGGTATGTCTATTACACTGTTATACTTAGACGAGTTTGCGTTCGTTCGACCAAGTATCGCTAAAGAATTTTGGACAGCTATTACACCAACATTGTCAACTGGTGGTAAAGCTATTATCACAAGCACCCCTAATTCTGATGAGGATCAATTTGCTTATATTTGGAAAGGTGCCAACAAGACAGAAGATGATTTTGGTAACACCACTGAAGTAGGAGTTAACGGATTCAGAGCATACAGAGCGCATTGGAGTGAACAACCCGGACGAGATCAACAATGGGCTGATGAAATAAAAGCACAGTTAGGTGAAGATCGTTTCAATCGAGAAATTGGTTGCGAATTTATTATTGCGGATGAAACATTGATTAATCCAAACACACTATTAATGATGGAAGGTATAGAACCCGTAAGTCGTATGGGCCAAGTTCGTTGGTATGAAATTCCTAAAAAGGGTAATATCTATTGTGTAGGACTAGATCCAAGTCTTGGTACAGGTGGTGACCCAGCGGCAATACAAATTTTTGAAGCAAACACTACAACACAGATCGGTGAATGGAAACACAATAAAACAGATATCCCTAGCCAAATTAAATTGATAGCACAGATCAACAAGTACATAGCAGAATGTACGAAAGAACCCAATAATATCTATTATAGTATTGAATGTAATGGTATCGGTGAAGCCGCTATCATATCATTAAACGAATATGGAGAAGTAAACATTCCAGGTACGTTCATCAGTGAAGCAGGAAAAGGTCGTAGAGGATTTAACACTACTAATAAAAGTAAATTAGCAAGCTGTGCTAAGTTTAAAACATTGGTTGAGAGTAAAAAGATGACTGTAAATAGTCGTAGTCTTATAAGTGAACTAAAGGCATTTGTAGCTAATTCCGGCAGTTATGCGGCTAAAATTGGTGATACTGACGATTTAATTATGGCTAGTTTATTAGTGACACGAATGTTACAGCAATTGAGTGATTTCCACTTTGATTTAGAGACACAAATCAGAGACCATGATGAAGTCATCATGCCATTGCCGTTTTATGCGGTGCTGGGTTAAAAGAATTTAGATAAATACATTATGCCAAAAAATTCAGAATCATTAAACCGTTCATTATTTGACCTTTTACATAGTAAAGGGTTTGATCCTACTATGCTAGATACTTCTGGGAAAGAAATTCCTACTCCAGAAGAAGCAGAAGTATTCCAATTCAATTTCGTTAAAGACGGGGAAGATTACGGTAAAGTAACTATCTCTATTGACGGATTGCATAAGTTATGTATATACTTTAGTGATGACATAGCTAGTAGCGAAAAGGAAGAAAGTCACGGGGAAGATGAATCTTGGTATAAAGTTTTAAACCAATTGAAGCGTTTCTCACAGAAATATCAATTGAGTTTTGAGTTACGCAATGTTGACCATTTAAAACACGATATGGCAAAAAGGGAATATATGAAAAAGCAAGAAAGAATATCAGAAGGTTATTACCCAATGGGTAAAAAAGCAAGTTACAGTGATGCTGTACCTAGTGTAAAAATCGTACTACAGCATACTCGCCAGATTGAAGAAGGTGAACAACGCTATCGTAATATTGCTAAAATCTTTTTAGAAAATAGTGAAGGCGAAAGATTCTTAGCACCTACAACTAAACCGGGTGTTGCTAGAGTATATGGTAGATTGATTGCTGAAGGTGATAAGCCACACGGCGAACGTTGGAATCACGTTACAAGTTTAGTAGAAGAATATCAAAAGATGGGTGCATTCGTTCGTGCTACACGCAATGGACAATTCAATGAGTCAGCACAACGTCTAGTCAATGAAGGTGTAAATCATTATCAATCATTACGTGAAACATTAAGCAGAATGACCGGTCATCGTGGTTACAACACATATTTTGAAAGCTGGACACCATCATTGATGGAAGATGAAACTGAAGAAACAAACTTAAATGAGTTGTTTGTACAAGAGACATTAGACCCACGAATTGAAAGTGTAATGCCAATATTAAGTAAGCTACAGAAGAAAGTAGCAGAAATGAAAGAAGTTGGTGAATTAGCAGAATGGGCTGATAGTTTAACAGAAGCACCGGGCGCAGAGACATTAGCACATAACGTTAGAACGGATGCTAAGAATTTAAAAGCATTTGATTTGGAAGAAGAAGAATTAGATGAGCAAAGATTCCCTGATAATAGTAACTCTACTGCAAAGAGAGATATAGTAGTTACTAATTTACATGATTTAATCAAAGATCCAAGACAAGCACATGAACCAGCACGTCATGGTCCAGGTAATCCTAAGGTTAAAATAGCAACAAAAGTTATGCCATCATTAACAAAAGAACCTGTTAAGAAAATGACTGGTAATGAAGTTGAAGAAGGTAGTTTTGGTGATATGGCTAAGAAGGTCGGTGGTGCTGTTAAGAAAGCCGGTAGTGCAGTATTAAACAAATTAGGTCACGATGATGATACCGAGTTGTTGAAGAAGATACAAAAAGATGCAGGTATCCCTGCACACGCACAACACGGTAAGCCTAACATGGGTCATTCTAAAGATGAAGAACGTTTAGAAGAAGATGATATTGAAGAAAGCGGATTGCAAGCATACTTGGGTAATAAGAAGTATGGCAAAGATGGTATGGATGCATTACGTGATGCCGGACAAAAACATGCTAGCGAAAAAACAATGCAAAACATTCGTGCCAAATATAGCAGTAAAGAAAAAGTAGCCGAAGAAGAAAGTTTAACAAGTAATAATCCAGGTGGAATCCCTGAAGGTCAAGGTCAACAATTAAGTGTACAACAACTAGCAACTATTAGTGATGAAGCATTAGATAACGCATATCATTATGGTCGTAGTAGCCCTGGCAACACATTTGGTTGGCAAGCTAACTTAAAGTCAGCACAGTATGCTAAACAAATGATTGATAAAGGTGTTACTGACATTGAAGCAATCAGCGATGCTATTCACAAAGGTTGGAATGTAACTGCACAAGCATTTGTACAGAATCCACAACAATTTGACGATACTGCCAAGTTACAAGCCGCAGGTAAATTAGAAGCAAAACTTCAACAACGTGCAGAGTTAATGAAGAAGAACTATTCTCAGTTACCAGAAGATGAAAAAGAAAAGGACCGTGTTGTTGCACGTGCATTATTACAAGCACTTAAAGGTCAACAGGGTCAACAAGGT